ACGGCATTGTCGACTTTGTATCAGGTGGACGTTTAACTAAAATAGAAAGGAACGCTTTATGGAAGATGTTAAAAAAAAGCATTACCCTTGACAATAAGGGCTGGTGCTGGTGTGGCGAGTGTCGCTGGTAGAAGTGCAATAGGTGCCGCCTTACCCATCGTGACTAATCCTTATGTCGCCGGAACTGCTTTAGGTTTAGCGGCACTACAAACAGACCAAGGTCAAGGGTTATTGGAGGCCGCGTCAGATAGAGGCCGAATGGATAGAATTAGATACGAACAGGCCGTGACTAATTTACAAGTCGGACTAGGTAAAGTAAAATCTAGAACGAAATCTAAATTTAATAAAATGGTTTCTAAAGGGATGAAACAAATAAAAGCATCAACCAGTTACGGAAAAAAGGGAATTATCAACGCCCCAAAGAACGCTTTTAAGGCTGTTGTAGGGGCCGCGAGTGCTGTAACTAGGGGTAAAACGTTACCAAAAAGCGGAATTAAGCGAACTTTAATGATGATGATGAGGAAAATATAATGCCAACTAAAGAATTTGTAATGAGAGGAAAAACTGATAGCGATAATTACCATACTATAAACTTTTCAGGGTTTAAAGGTGATTATGCATTTAGATTAATTGAATTTGATATATATCCAAGTTCTGCAATAGGTACTAACAGTGCGGAATTATCCGCAACTATAACTGCCGCGAAAGTGTTTGAGGACCCGACTAACCCGAACTTCAATCATGAAGGTTTAATTGGTGTTTCAACATTTTATATTAATGGCGGAAACCAAAGAGGCTTAATCGATTCATTGATCAATGATACGTTTTTGATAACTCAAGACTTGCAATTGGCAGTAATTGACAACCAAGCTGGTGCGCCTATGGCTGTTAATTGGCAAGTAAAATTTATGCCTGTTAAAATGAATAGTACTGAAATTGCAAATGCTAACTATAGACAGTTCAGTATATTTGATGATTAAGGGTTGTTGAAGGGTGGTTAACGGTCCCTAGCTACCGTTAACCTATCTTCATTTACTAATTAACTTATTCTATCCTTTTCTCTTTTAAAAGAGTTTCAGGTGAAGAAGTCAAGTCTATACCGCATTCAGTGCATGTCACTGAAACAAATGTTGGTATGTCTAACGGGGGTCTGTTGGCGCAACTAATGCAATTCATTAAGTGCCTCTACTACTTCATGTAGGTACTTGCATATTTGTTCTAATTCTTCAATGACTTGATGATGCTCACACACATAATATGGAAACTCTATGCAATTGTCGCATTGTTTCCTTGTCCAATCACTCGTCATATCTAACGCAGTATAACCCCAATTGAGTGGATGATGACATCATAAGTGCCAAACGAGTACCAACCATCCTATCATGCCAATCTTTGAAGTAAGTTTCAAATTCTTTTCTGACTGATGGGCTGTTACTTTCCCAATAAAACAATTCAGGTCCCATTAATTTATTATTATTTTTATTTACTAAGTGACCAGTTATTTTATGTTTCATTTCGCCGTAATTGTTTAACTCATTTGTGAACGTATCCACGGCAATCACGATGTATTCATCCTTATCTTTCCAATTCCATTTCTCTATTACTATTGGCATGGGTGGAAGTTCTAGCTTTTGTTCTTTTTGTTGTTGTTTTTCCTTCATAATTTCCTAACTAGGGAAAAAAAATATAAGGATAGGAGGTTATAAGGTGGTAAGGGTATACTCATTTTTAAGTAGAGTGCTACTCATTATTGGGTATGGCAAAGGGTGACACGTTCTTTTTAAGAACAACAATAGAAACTTTCGAACAAGAGTATCAATCTGATAATATAGACATAACAGGATATGTCGATGTGCCTCGAGGACGCGTTTTAGTCGTCGATAGGGCATTTATTACGTTCTCAACTAATGGTCAAGGGCCTATAGTTCCGGATGATGTGACCGCATTGGCCGCATTAACCCGTTCATGTGGCGCTCAAGCATGTAGCGAAGTCCAAACCGGTTTCGTTGAAATGAGGAATAATTCACTATTCACTAGATCAAATGTTTACGTTACCGCCGATAGTGGGACCGTATTATCTATGATTGAACAGACCGATGCGCTCAATCCTACCACATATAAAAACGGTTTCATAATTCCGACTAACCAGATTCATTGTGGCATAAATACGACAGGAAATTGGAATGAAGAAATTGATGTCGGTTTCTTATTTGAGGTTCACACTGAAAGATTAAGTTTAACCCGTATCCAAGAATTACTTGTCTCACTGACTGCGAATTAGACATGGTTAAAACACCAAGCACGGAAGACCTTGCCGCGATTCTCATAGGTCACGGCATTGTCGACTTTGTATCAGGTGGACGTTTAACTAAAATAGAAAGGAACGCTTTATGGAAGATGTTAAAAAAAAGCATTACCCTTGACAATAAGGGCTGGTGCTGGTGTGGCGAGTGTCGCTGGTAGAAGTGCAATAGGT